TCAATATCGCATACATAATATACACCCCCAACCATCAGTATAAAATCCTATATGTATAATAACTAAAAGGTCTGTATATATAAGGAATGTCATCACATAAAACTGTAATGCCAACACCTGAGTAACCGCTAGAATATGGAGTAATTATTACTCTGTCTAATCTTGGACATTGCGCAAAATATTGATTGCCACCTCCATAACTTTTGATGGTATTAGCGGTGTATAATGCTTCTGTTATCACTCGTTCTAATGTATATACTTCAATTTGAAGATTGTTGCAATATGCTGTTCCACCACTACCTTTATAGAAATACACATCATATTGTCCTTGTGAAAACATCGTATCACCTTGCATCGTAGCCTTTAGGCGATTATATTGAACGTTAGATGCTCCGTCAATATAATTAGATGAATATATTCTGTTATTACTAGAATCACCAAAGTTTATTTGTACAGACGCACCTTTAAAATTTCCTTTAACAACAATCTTATAGCAATTCGCAGGGATTGTGATTGTCCCAATCTTAATGGGCTCATCATAAATGGTGCTTTTTTCTTGATTGTTTAATATAACAAATGTATTTTGTAGTTGATGTGTCAAATAATCATCATGTCTATATAACGGCATTACATTTTTCATACCATTTATAATCTGATTTTCTTTCCCCATTACCGTACTATTCCCTGTATCTCCTGTGTTCCCAATCAAATCAAGCACGCCCTGCACAGAAGAATTAGCAATAGCTTTTTCAAGCAACCCTTTCAAATCAGTATCCATATATTTTGCCAGATACTCCACGCCCTGCCAGAAGGTAGCAATGTTCCTTGCATCCGCAACCGCTCCTTTCTTGCCAAAAGAGGAAACCATATCTGTCATTAAGGCGTATGCTTCATACAAATTTTGGAACAGCACCACCAGTGTGCCGTATTCATTCGAGGATTCTACAGAGCTGTTCCCTAACAGCGTTTTTGTCACATTGATTTCAAATACCTGTGTGGACAAAATCTCTGTGTTGTCCTTCCAGATGGAAATCTGTGTCTGCAAATGCCCCATCCTTGCCAACGCCTCTGTTGTCATCAGAAACTCGCATCTGCCATCTTTGGCGTTCGTAATCACGCCATCATTCCAGATTTCGCCGCCGTTCTCTGGCTTTACCATGAAGATTTTTACTTCATGCCCCGTCAAGTCCAGAGGCACGCCATTATTGAATAGCGAAACATCAAGATACCGGCTGTTGTTATCCGCCTGCACCGCTGTGATAATATCAGTCGGCTTTTTGTTCACATCAATTTCCAACCGATTATACGTTTTTGCCATTTTTCTCACTCCTTCCAAAAAATCTGCATCAAAAAAGCACATCCGTTTTATTTTCAGATGTGCCTTTCTTGACAGAATATCTTTCTTTTGGTATCATAAGCATAAGAGAAGGATTGCCACCTTTCGCAGGGCGGCTAGTCCAAGTAGTTGGTTTTAGCCGTCTAACTTCGCAGGTTAGGCGGCTTTTTCATTATTTCTTGTTCTGAAACAAGGAAATAACTCCGATGATTACTAAGCAAAAAGTAAATAACCCTTCGTATGTAACCATAAGCGTCACCTCCTTCACGGGAAGTGACTAACCGCCAGTTGGCAATCCTTCATTTATACCATACCATACATTTCATTTTTCGACAACTACAGCCATCTCCAACGGGGCTGTATTTTTATTTTGCTGACATTCCCCGTCCAACTGATTTCGTTTTTCCCGACCTCAAATCTGGGAAAATCCGCACCGCCGTATTTGCTGTTTTGGTTGGTGTTACCCTTAAACACCTCCATCATTTCGCTGTCAATCGTGATGCTCTCCTGCACGCCGTACAGGGGGAAGTCCGCCCCGTTGATGTTCAGCGTAATATCCCCGTTTCCGTAAATCGTAATGAGCGGTTCGCTGTAGACTGTGCCGCTGTTGCGGATGGTGGTCGGGGCGGTCAGCTCTAAAGCATCCCCTGCGGCATTGACGCTGTATTTGAAGGGCTCAACATCAAACTGCACCAGAAAATCATTGATATTTTTCAGAATACTGCCAAACTCAATCTGATTTTTGATATACGCACGATACACCTTATCAGGCTCACTGGAAAAAATAACCTCTCCGAACCCCGTCAGCCAACCGCAAACCTCGTCAATCTGACTTCTGTCCATCACATGACATTCGGCATCCTTGGTATAGTTCTGGTACGTCTTTTCGTCCTCATGCAAAACACCGTTCCTGCCGCTGACTTTGATTTCGTTTATCTTCCTCTGCGGAATGAAAATAGAGGGTGCTTTCAGCATCACAACGCCCATATCCAGTGAATTGACACCATTCCAGATAAAATATTGATACATCAAACTGCACCCCCTACCGCACTTACACGCCGTTTCCTGTAAAATTCCATTTCACGCATGAAATCCTCTGTTGTTCTTTCGTCTTTGTTTTCAACAGTGCCGATATATACGTTGAAATTTTCCGTTCTGTTTCCTTCGTTGCCCTTTTTATATCTCTCCGCTTCAGGCTGTGTCAGCACCCGTTCGCCCTTATGCAAAATCGCACGGTATCCATCAAACGGCACCTCTCGCAGTCCTGTTCTGTGACTACCGTCCGAACCGCCATCGCCCATGCCTGCCTCGTCCTTCGCCGCCTTAATGGCATCCCGAATTGCCTTCACAATGGCATTTACAATACTGCTTTTGCCGTCCTTGATACCATCTGCAACGCCGTCTGTAAGAGCTTTCCCGACATCGTTGAAATCCTCCGCGTAGCTTTTCGCCTGCTCCACAGCGTTCATTGCCAGTTCTTCCATTTCCTCAGAATAGAACTGCTGTGCCGCTTCATTCGCCAAGCGTCGCTTTTCCTCGAATTTCTCGACATATTCCTCAAATTTTCCGACCTCGAGCCTGTCCAGTTTCTCCGTAAAATCAAGCGCATCCTCAATATTCATATCCGCAATCTCGGAAAGCAGTCCGCTGGAAAGACCTTTCTCCTTCAGCTTTTCAATCTGTTCGTTATACTGCTGAATTTTCTTGATGCTTTCATCCAGATCTGTCAGCTTGAAAATTTCTTTTTCGCTGTTCTCGTCCTGCACTCTGGTAAACAGCTCGCCGTAATCAAACAGCTTGTCGCTCAGACTGGATTCCTTCTGCTCGATGGCAGAAAGCTCGGATTCATATTTCTGCTTAAATTCCTGCAAAGCCGTCAGGCGTTCCTGTAATTTCTGCTGTTCTGCCGTCCGCGCCGCTTCCAGCTGCTTTTTATTCCAATCCTTTTCCAGTTTGGCAATTTCGTCGAGAATAGATTTTCTGTTTTTCGGCTCCGCTTTTTTCAGCTCCGCCTGTTTCTTTGCAAGATTTTCCTTATACTGCGCCAGTTCCTCTTTGGCGCGCTCGTCCTCTGCCTCCTTCTGGATTCTGGAAATTTCAGCATTTACCGCGTCAATCTCATCCGCAATCGCGGTTTTGATTTTCTCCGCCGTACTCTTTACTGTTTCCGCCGGAATGGTATCCATTTCCCCTGTAATGACAGCTTTGATTTTTCTGATTGCAGCTCTTGCCGCTTTAGCAACAACATTGTCCTTCTCGAATCTGATTGCGAGCCCCTGCATCACAAAACCGCAGATTTTTTCAGACCATTTCGAAGGAGAGTGGGTATCGAAGCCATCCTTACCCGTGAACCAACTCTTGATTTTATCGACTACGCCTTTTACTTTACCTTTCAGCCAGCCGACCTTATCATTGATACCATTCCACAGCCCCATCAGGACGTTTTTGCCGATACTGACAAAATCCGAAACCTTACCGCTGAACCACGAAACCAGTTCACTCCATGCCGCCTTGATATCACTCACGGCATTTTTATAGTAGGCAATCCCACTCTGGAACACGCCGATGATTCTATTGATTGCGGCGTTCACCTTATTCCCGACTGCATCAAAAACGGCGTTGACCTTATTTCTGAATTCCTCGGAAGTATTATAGGCATGAATCAGCTTCAGCACCAATGCCGTAATAACCGCAATCACAATCGTTACAGGCCCACCAATAGCGGCAATCGCAATCTTGACCGTACCAAGAGCCGTAGCCACCGCAGGGGCAATCGTCATAATCGCTCCTATGGATTGTATCAGCGTGCCGATGATAATTATCACGGGGCCCAATGCTGCCAGAATCGCCATAACGGCAACAATAACCGTCTGCGTAGCAGGAGACAGATTACTGAACCGCTCTGTTAGGGATTTCGCTGTTTCCGCAAGCTGTTCCAATAATGGCGCAATCGCCTCCAGTGCCGCCGAACCAAGCTCTATGCCTGCGTTCTTCACTGCATTCAAGCTTTCCTGTGCCTTTGCGCTTGGCGTACTGAGTGTTTCAAGGGCATCGGCTACATTCCCTGTGGAATCCTGCATATTCCCCAATTCATCATTGAAAGCACCTACACCGGACGAAAGAATAGACAATGCACCTGTACCGGCTTCACTGGAACTCCATAAGCCTGCCAGAGCCTCAGAATCACCGTTCACGCTGTCATTCAGAATACCGAGAACATCCCCAAGGCTCATGCCGTCATTCATAAGCTGTCCGAAGGATTTTCCCGTTTTGCTTTTCAGAATCTCGCCCACATCGGAACCGGAATCCCCCAATTCATTCAGCATGCTTTTCAGATATGTGCCTGCCTGCGCTGTGGCGACACCGTTTTTTGTCAACTGTGCATACGATGCGGCAAGGTTTTCAATATTTACCCCATAAGCAGATGCCAGAGGAATGACCTGCCCCATGCTCTGGGATAGCTCATTTACCGTTGTCTTACCATCATTCTGTGTCTGAATCAGAATATCAGATAACCTTCCGGCATCTGATGCCTCCAGACCGTACGCGTTAATAATAGTGGTTAATACGTCAACAGCATCCGCCGTTTCCAGAAAGCCTGCTTTGGCAAGACCAACCGATGTGCCGACAAAAGAAACAGCATCAGCAGTATCTACAGATGCCGAAATTGCCTGATAGGTTGCATCGGCAATCTCGCCTGCACCTCTGCCTGTCTCTGTAGATAATTGCAGCATATCATCTCTGAGTTTTTCGAGTGGTACGCTTTGCAAATCTGCAACCGTACCTACCTTCGCAACCGCATCCGTATAGTCACTTGCAAGCTTCACAGATGCCCCAAGAGCGGCAGCGGATGCGGCAGATGCAACACTTACTTTCTTCCCGACAGTTTCAATCTTGCCGCCAAGCTCCTGCACATCTTCCCCTGCCGCCGCAATCTGCTGTGCGGACACGCTGCCGAAATTCTTCATTTCCTTAGTAAGATTTTTCAGGCTGTTTTCCGTTGTTGAAATCTCCCGTACCAGACGGCGGTATTGCTCCTGATTGACCTCCGTACCGTTTGCCATGTCCTTATCGGCTTTTTCCTTCGCCGCCTTCAAGGATTCCAGCTTGCTTTTTGTTTCCGATACGGATTTTGTCAGCAGTTCTTGCTTCTGCCGCAGAAGGTCGGTGTTCTTCGGGTCATGCTTCAATGCCTGATTGACGTATTTCAACTCATTCTGCAAATCCTTTGCGGATTTATTCAGCTCCGCTAAGCCGCTTTTGAATTTCTTGGTATCCGAACCAATCTCAATGGTAATGCCCTTAATGTTCCCCATGCTCTGCCCCCTTTCCGAATTTTCCCCTCAATGCCTTTCTGTCCGGCTCCGTCTGGCTCAGTATCCAACACTGTTCCAGATAGTCCCTGCCGCTTTCCGTCTGCTGTAAATTGAAGATATACGCATCCCTTTGCAGTCCGAAGTAAATATCAATCGGCAGGCGTTCCACTTCAAAAAAATCGAGCCTTGCGTAGTCCATGACGATTTTTTCGGACAGAGAGAAAACCTCGTAATGCGAATCCTCACCTGTGTCGCCGGGGATGGAGGGCAGTCTTAGTTTGGGTCTGTTACAACGTCTTTTACGGAACCCAGATAATCCTTCAGCAGTTCCACCGCATCTGCAAAGTCAAACATATCCTCAATTTTCTGCTGCGAATATCTTCTCTTTTTATTCTGATTGATGATTGCAGTCAGCAGAGAATATACCTCGCCGATGTCGCTCATCTCCTGCGCCGCTGTCAGCCGGTCAAATATCTTTTTGCTCGGCATAGGCAGAACCGCCACAAAGCCATCATGCAGCTTAACCATGTATTTTTTCTTTTTTCTCGTTGTAAAATCTAACATTCCTTTTCCACCTCACAAAAATGAGGGGCTGTTATGCCCCTCTCCTCACGCAATACTCGTGTCCGCTTCCTTATACAGAATCAGCGTGCCTTCATTATCCTGTGGCTGTGCCTTAAATTCCGCATTGATGACAGTTTCCTTATCCTTCGCAAAGGACAGTTCGAACCCTGCCTCATTACTGCCGACGATGGTCACACGAATGTCACCGTCCGTCTTATCCTCATGCACAAAATGCAGAACGTATTTCTTGCCGTCATTATGGCTCAGACCGCCGATTTTGACCGTTCTGGTCTTTTTGGCTGTATCCTCTGTCACTCTGGCGGTGGGTGTCAGCTTTTTCAGCGTTTCGCCGTTCCATGTCATTACGCCGCTTTTCAGAATCGCTTCTTCATCCGTGATGATTTTCTTGGAAACGAAATTCAAATCATCCTTCGCTTCGTAAAATGTCGGCTTGTAGGTCAGTGTCGCACCGCCCTGAATATAGCCCAACAGCTTAGCCTCAACCTCAATGGCTGCATCCTCAGGCAGTTCCCCTGTAAATTCATCCACATACAGCTTACCGCTGCCAAGTACAATTCTTTCCATTAGTTTTCCACCTTTCTTGTAATGTCAAATGCAAATGTTACCAGATACATTTTTTCCTTCTCGATGTAGATTTCCGTTGCATCGTAACGAATCCCAACAGAATCCAACGCCTTCTCAATTTTTTCCTGATTGGCAAAATCCTTCCTCGCCGAATAAAGCTCCACAATGTAGCTGTCTTTTCGCAGAAAGTTTCTGCCATCCGAGCCCCAAGCGGCTTCTCCGTCCTTCAGATAGACGATATAGGGCAGCGCGGGGCTTTGGTCTGCCTCATAAAAATAGACCTCAAGCCCTGTACTGCGCAGCAGCTTATATAACTCACTTTGCCGCATCCTCTATTGCCTCCCTTACCTGTTTCTCATACTCCCGAATGACCTGTTCTTCAACCGGCTTAATGTGTGGGATTGCCCTTGTCCGCTTGCCGTTTGCCATCACATGACCATGCTCCAGAAGGTGTGTCAGCCGATACCGCTTTTTGTTGTGAACGATATACCTCGCATTTTCGCCGAATCCGCCCGCTTCTCTTGTCACGCCCCAGCTTTTTGCATATTTGCCTGTTCTTTTGGGGCTGGTCTGCCGCAGCTCTTTCGCGGCGGCATTTGCAACGACTTTTCCGCAGGCATCTGTGTTTTTCACAATCTCCGCCTCATATTCGGAAAGCATTTTCGCAATCTCATCCGATAAAGCATCAGCCTTTATGCTCATATAGACCACTCCTTGCTTCGCAGTATAATTCTGTGTGGTGGAAATCGTTTCGGAAACGATACACGCTGTATAATCTGCCCCTAAACCGCAGGATTTCCTCCTGTTCATATTCGCCGTATGGAATCCGCAGGCACAGGGCAGGGCGCAGTCCCGTTTCTCTGCACTTGAAAAATTCGCTTTGGTTGATTGGCAATTCCTCCGCAAACACTTCGCGCTCCTCGTAAACCGTCTGCTTCATGCCGATTTCATCCCGTATTGTTTTTTCTACCAACAGCGTCACAACATCGTTATACATTGTACTCACCACACAAACTCAAACCATTTCTCATGCCCTTGTAAGCCTTTTCATAACGCTCGCCTTCGCCCATGAAATCATATTGCCATTTGAGGTACAGCTCAAACACCTTTTGAATTGCGGAATCCTCCTCGTTAATGACAGTAATGCCGACACGCATCATGTCTTTTTTGCAGGCATCCACGTTGTACTGAATTTCCTCGTTCAGCTTATCATGTGAAATACGCAGCGCCGTTTTCAGTCTCGCTAAATCTGCCATTCCTTACGCCTCGCTTTCCACAATCTCCACAGTAAATTCCACATCTCCTGCGGATGTTGTCACCGTAAAGGTTTCCACGCCGACAGGGAATTTTTCAAGATAAGCCTTTTTCAGCACAACCGCAGTGCCGCCGGAAACAGACCAGTTCGCCCCGCCTTCCTTTGGCACATCTGCGCCGTTATGCAGCAGGGCTGTAATGGTCTGACCGCTTTCGGCGGCCGTTACGGTAATATCTGCATAATTTTCACTGTCTGTGCGCTTATCAAACGTGCCGCCGCTTACTGCGTTACTTTTTTTTTAAGAATCAGCACACCGTTGGGGTCTGCCAGCTTCCCGTCACAAACCAGAGTAACCTTTACTTTTTCCTGATTGTTGTCGTTATCTCTCCAGCGGTCGGTGCGCATCTGCATATTTGTATTGATGATGTAATCATTCAGATTCACAAACACACCGAATACCTCGCCGTCGGATGCCGCCGCAAAGCTTTCCAGCACATCCTCCTCTGTTGTGATAACCTCCTTGCCGCCGAATCTGTAGGTTTCACCCTCGGTAATGCCGTAGTTTACTCTTGCAATAGGCTGACCTGTGGAATCCACCATACCGTCAATCTGTGCATCAAAGGTGCCCTGCGCAAATACGAACACGCCGTTTCGATAGGCTTTTTTCATCTTGGCGAATACCTTTTCCTTCCACGCCTTCCAGCTTGCGACATCCTCCGCTGTCATTTCAATGACGTTGCCTGCGGGGACTCTGCTGTCCTTCGTAATACCAAGCATCTGACCGCTGCCTGTACCGGCGATAATGCCCTTATCCAGTGCGGCAATGATAGCCTCTACCGCCAGAGGAACAAACATTTCGGTAAATTCTGCGAAATCAACCACATTTGCAATCAGGCTCTGTGCGATTTTGCATTCCAGACCGTAATAGCTGAAGGATACCTTTGTATTGGCGGTTACCTTCTGGTCTGTGGATGCAGAGCCGTCCGCAACCCAGCTTGCCGTAGGACACAGGGACAGGATAGGGATTTCCACGCCGCCCTGTACGTTTGTTTTTCTTACTCTCGCATACAGCTCGCCATGCGCTTTCAGCTCTCTGATAAATTCCTTCATCACGGTTGTGGGAATCACCGCTGTGGTCTCTGTTACCGTAGTTACAGCATTCTGCAGCTTGCCTACAATGGCATCCTTGTACTTGATGGGCAAAGCCTCACCGCGGCACACCAGATTCATAAAGGCATTTTTATATTCATCTGTATCGAATACATCCTTTCCCGCTGCGTTGCCTGCGGAACCGACCACGCCGTCCGGATGCGCTGTCCCTCTGCCCTGCATGGCGGCAAGGTTTGCCTGCGCCGTCGCAAAGGCTTCATACGCGTTATCCAGCTTCTCCACCTCTTCCATTCTTGCATTTGCACCCTCTACATCGCCGTTCTGCAGCAATTCCTCCGCCGCATTGTAAAGTGCTTCTCTCTGTGCTTTGTAATCCTCGTAATTCTTAAACTTCATCCTTCATTTCCCCTTTCAATCTGAGTAATTTTAATTTTGCAGTTACAGTTTTAACTTCTGCGTTTTCCTCTCCCCTTGCAGGAAGAAGATCCTTCAGCTTATGAATGGTCTGCGCAGGCAATACACCGATGCCGTTTGTCAGCGTCGGCGCAGATGCAAACATAACCTCATCCACAAAGCCATATTCCACCGCCTTCTGCGCATCCATCCACGTTTCCGCATCCATGATGCCAAGCAGCTCCTCCATGCTTTTGCCTGTCTTTTCCAGATATGCCGCCGCGACTGCTTTATTTGCTGTCTGCAAAATCTCCGCCTCCTGCTGCATATCGTGAAAATCCCCTGCGGCAGAGCCGGAAACATTATGCACCATAAACAACGCTGTCGGGCTGATTCTGGAATGTCCTGCCTGCGCTATCACAGAGGCGGCACTCGCAGCCAGACCAACAATATTGATTTCCACTGCACCTGTGTATGCTTTCAGAGCAGTATAGATTTCACTGCCCGCAAACACATCACCACCGCCGGAGTTAATTTCCACAAGGAGCGGCTCCCCATTTGCCTCACCGATAGCGGCATTGACATCCTTCGGACAGGTTGCATCCATGCCGAACCACTCATAAATCCACTTGTCCGCATTTCCGACAATCGTCCCCTTCACCTCGATTTTCCTCATTCTTCCTCACCTCCTTCCATAAAGCCTGTATCCTTGCGCCGCAGCAGCCTGTCTCCGCCGTCCACAGGTGCCATATTCAGCACCGCACGCACCTCGTTCGGTGTCATAATGCCCCTGTCAACATACTGCACCAGCTCCAGCTTTGTTCTCATGCTTGCAAAGGTCAGATTAGAGCACTCGAAAACAATCTTATTCCCGAAGGCACGCTCCCTTCTGGTAAACAAACGGCTGCTGTAGGTTGCACTCATCTGCGTAATCATCGGCTCAATGGCATTTTCGTAATACGCAATCCATTCATCCTCTGTATAAAGAGAGCTGACGATTTTCTCGTTCGTATTGAAAAAATCATAGATCCGTTTAATGATGCGGTCGGTCTGTGCGGCATTTGGCACATAGTCCTTCGGTTCAATCCGCTGCACATCCGCCTTACTGTCCACGCCCGCTGCGCCGAAGGTTTCACTCTCCACAGAAAGATAGGTATCCGCAAATTCCTGCACGTTTTTCCGTACATCATCCGGGCGCATGGCATTGGTGAACCGCAGCAGCCAGCGAATCACACCACTGTTCTTGATAGCCTTCACAAAGCCCTGATCCATAATGCTGACACACTCCATCAGCTGAGAAAGTGCCTCCATCGGACTTTCCCCGAAAATATCATCCTCGTTGAAATCATCACGCAGATGAATGATATCACTGTATGGGAAGGTGCTTTCCCTCCCGTTCAGAAATACGAACCGTAAAAACAATTCGTTGTCCTTGTAAAAAGCCTCCACCCCCGAACAGGGAATGGGATACAATTCTATCGGCTTTTCAAATTCATCCCGTACAATCAGAATAAAGGCGTTGTGGTTCAGTGCCAGCTGATTTGCCACCTTCTCCTGCAGCATCTGCCCGCTCATCAGCGGATTCGGCTCCTCCAGCAGAAAACGGATATAGGCATCCGGATTGACCTCTACCCGCTCCCCCTCCTGCGTTCTCGTAGTACGGATATGCTTTGCAACCGCCTTACCGATGGCTTTTGTTTTCGGGCGGATACAGGCACGCACCACATCGGAATGGTATAGCCTGCCGTTCCACGCATAAAAGCCGTTCCCCCTCTCCTGCACCATCTTGAAAGTTTGCTTGCTCATTTTTTGCACAATTCTGTTCCATAAACCCATTTTCTCACCTCCTTAAATCAGACTTTCAAATTCATCTCTTTTATTGCAATACACCACATAGGCATCCAGAAGTGCCGCTGTGCCGTCAATGCGTCTTGTGCGCTCATCGCTCTTGACAGGCTGCACGTTGCCGTTGACATCCTTCTTTTCCTCGGTGTTAATCAGACACCATTTATCAATCGGATTGTTGTTGTAGACGATTTTCTTTTCCTGAAATTCCGCCTTTAAATCCTTCATCGGCTGGGATAATGTCAGAACCCCCTGCCGAACTTTAACCATGACGTTTCGCCCGAACTCCTGCTCAAATGCCGCCAGCAGCTCATCCGAGATATGCCAAGGGTCATAGCCGATATAAAGCGGATAAATATCTTCTCTGTCCCTTAATTCGCAGAACCAATCCAGAATTACCCGCTTATTCACGCGCCGACCTTCGCAGGTACGCATCAAGCCCTGCGACACCCATAAGCTGTACGGCACGCCGTCCCGTTCCCTTCGGCCTCCTCGTTCCTCCTGTTGGTCCAAAACCGCCTGCGGAATCCAGTACATCTGCTTAATGTAAAGCTTATCATCCCCACGCCGTTTGCAGATTGCCTTTGCGGCGTTTAGGTCAATGCTGTCCGCAGCATCAAAGCCGCCAATGCAATAGCGAAATGCGCCGCCCTCCGGCAACAGCTCCTCATTGTTTAAGTCCTCAAACGTCAGCCATGCAGACTGTGCCGTCTGTGGAATATTGAAATCCTTTACCAGAACCGTTGGCTTGAAGGATGGGTCATTCTTCGCCTTCTGCACCATTTCCTCCAGATATTCCTTTTTCTTGATGGTGCCAAGACCGGGGTTTGCCTTTATCCACATCTCCGGTTTGTCCCATTCGGAAGCATCGTCCAACTCATAGATAAACGGCAGAAAGCGCGGTGCTTTTATTTTCCCGTCCAGCACCTTTTTTGCGTATTCATACTGCGCATCAAAGATGCCGCTGCGGACAAAGCCGTTTGTGGTAATACAAAAAAGCAATGGTTGTTCTCTCGCACCCATTGCCTGTTTAATCAAGTCATAGATATCTCTGTTTTTAATTGCCGCCAGCTCATCAATGATGGCACCATGCACATTCAAGCCGTCCAGACTGTTTGTGTTGCTTGCCAGTGCCTTAATAAACCCAAGATTGGAAGGCGCATATAAATCCGCAGCACGTTTGCGGATATGCTTCCGCAGGGTCGGGCTTTGCCGCACCATCTTGTAGCACGCATTAAACCCAAGCTTCGCTTGGTTCAGCATCGTTGCAACGTTGTAAATCTCCGGCGCACCCTCTCCGTCATTCAGCAGTAAATCCGTTTCCACGGCGGCACACTCGGTTGTTTTACCATTTTTCCTGCCTTCCACAATCATCACTTCGTTGTACTGTCTGAGGTTATTGTCATCCACAAAACCAAAGATTGCCTGCAGCCTCGCCTTCTGGAATAGCTCAAGCTGTAACGGCTGCCCCAGTTTGCCTGTCGGCTGCTTGCAGAAACGCTCAATAAATGCGATATGCCACTTTGCAACCTCATAATCGAAATGAAATTCCCCGGGGATCGCAAACTGATTCAAAAGCATTTCACTGACCCGCTTCATTTTGTCGCAGGCAAGAATCGTGCCATCATAAAGCGCCGAAAAATATTGTTCAAATTCCGTCATTTGCTATCACGCTCCCGCCGGAACAAAACAAGCTCATCCACCGCCGCTTCATCCGTTTCGGGCATCAGATCCAGAAGCTGCTTGATTACACTGGAATAATTTTTAATCGTCGCGGTGTAGATTTCAACCTCCGGAGCCTTCTTCGTCCCCCACTGGTTTTCACCGTTCTGGTACTCCGAAATATATCCCTTCTCCTCAATGTCCGTTTGCAGATGATCCAACTGCTCCGCCATAAAGGCAGCATTGTCTATCAGCTTTTCCACAATTTTCTTTTTATTTTCCGGAATTTCCTTGAAGATACGTTTCAATTTCCGCATTTCCGCCGCTTTGATTTTTCCTTTCTCCATTTTCTCACTTCCTCTCTTTTCCGCCCTTATACTACACCCCCCACGCGCACGCACGCCCGTTGAAACAGTAGTCCACTCCTCGGTCTCCACGGGAGAGACTTAAAAATAAAAATAGGGGGGGTTATCCAAATTTTCTTTTGTCTATCGGCTGTCCCTCTGCATCGAATCCACAGCAGCTTCCCTTCCGTTGGATGAGGTGTCCTTCCTCCTCATCATGGCAAGGCTTGCAGACGTATTGCAGGTTGTCAAAGGACAGCGTGATGTTTGGGTCTGTGATGTTCGTCGGTGTCAGCAGCTCCTTGTGATGAACAATGTAGCCAACTCTTTCGCCGCATATCTCGCACATACCGCCATCTACCATGATGCGACTGTCTATGTATGCTCGCCTGCACTTCTTCCACGCCGCCGAGTTGTAGAAGCCTTTTGCAAATTCCTTCATTGTCTTTCTCCTTTACCGCAAATAAAAAATCCCGATAAGCATTGTAGCTATCAGGATTTCTTTTGATTTCTTTTCATATTTCTATTGACATTTACTCTTTTTCGTGTTATTATATAAACAGAAAGGAGGTAGTGCAAAATGAAAAAAGACAAAGACTTTAAGCTAAAAATTGTCGAACTTGTAATCCAAGCAGTTATTGCCCTAGCCGCTCTGATTACAGCCATCAAATCTTAGCAAGTTCGGGGAGTAACCCTCCCCTCACTTCTTAGATAAAGTCAATGTCTCATGTTTATTATAACCAATCGAAAGGAGAATGACAATGAAAAATAAGATCTCTGTTTTCTCGCTCCTATTCTTTTTTATCTATGCGGTACGCACAGGCTGGACACCGATTTTAAAAATCCTTGTAATTTTAAATTCTGCCCTTGTGCTTTTACAGACAGCTTTACAATACAAGGAGGTTATGCGCAATGTTAGAAGCTGAGTATATCTCTGTTACCCAATTTGCCCAGAAGTTCGGTAAGGATGTCGGCAATGTCCGCAAGCTGATTAAGGACGGTCGCATCCCTGCAATCAAAATCGGGAATCAGTGGGCAATCCCTGCCGATGCCGAACCTCCTGCCGATAAACGTGTGAAGTCCGGCGAATACCGCAACTGGAGAAAGAAAAAGGATTCTTCCGAGAAGGACCGCTGATGCGGTCTTTTTCTTTTCATGAAAAAGGCACCCGTTTCCGAGTGCCCAAAATAGGAGGTAACATGAAATATCTATATTTTCACAATGCCATCATACCACAAAAAAGCTATCATAAACTCTCATGTTCTGTCATTTGAAAATGGGATAATGCTGCACCATGGATTCTGTAAATATGGCTTTCTGCGTAATTCATTTTTACAGCTATCCTCCACCACGAATCCCCCAGTAAATATCTACGTTCCAAAACCTCTTTTTCTGCTTCATCCTGCATCAGCTGCACCTGATTATAGATTTCATTGTATTCCCGGATAGCAATCTCTTTTTCTGCTTCCAGTTGGCTGACAAGTGCATCCAACCTCGCCATATAACCGGACAAATCACTGTGTGCATTTCCCTGTGGCATCCCGTCATGGTTCGCACTCGGAAACATCTGCTGACTGCGCAGCTCCTCAATCTGTTCTTTTAAACGCTGTGCCTTCCTCACGGAATATATGTACCCCTTAAGATATTCCTTTTTCCTCTCGTTTTCCCTTACAATTGCCAAACTATCACCCCTCCAGTCTTTTCAGCCATCTTTCCTTTTTCCGCCGAATGATGCTGTATATCTCGGCGTTGTCCGCAGCGTCCAACAGCAGCCCCATTACGTTGTAGACATCCGCTGTCTCCTCCACCAGATTCTTCCTCGCCTCCTCCACCGTCACAGGCGTAGGGTTGATACCCGTCAACGCTCGCCGCAGCTTCAATGCCGCCTGCGATAATTCCGCACATTCTTCTGCTAACTGCGCTAACAGCTCGTCCTGCGGAATGTGCTGTTTGATTTTCTCGTCAGGTCTATCCATGCTCATTCCTCCTTGCAATTCGGGCAGAAATGCTCCCATTCGTCCTCGCTCTTGTTATAGTGCTGCTTCCAGCCTTCCTCCTTGATGCCATGTGCACACTCGTGAAAGCTGTTATACTCGTCTGAATACTCATAACAGCAGTCGCAAATAGCATGGTATGTATTGGTTTCTCTGTTTTTCTCAATCATTTCATTACCACCCCTTCGCCTCGTTCACACTCAGCCCAACAATCCCTGCACTTTCCCTGCTGTCTGTTGCACGAAAATGTCCTTTCGGATGCTGTGGATACACAAGGCTCAAATCATATCCGCTTTCGATAAATTTCAATGTAAGCTCATGGTTTGCCGCATTTCCCAATTTGTCATATATCCAGTACATATCAGTTTGTGTGAATTGCGTTCCAAGATACTTGTTGTATCCCTCCAGAAGTTTTTCTCTCCACTCTTGGTTTCTTTTTGCTGACGCATACGGTGCTCCTTTTGCAATCGGTCTGGAACACCATTCTAACAGTTTGCAAATAATATCCGTCTTATCTTTACAGCCTATCGCAGTAAAGTACACATTCCCTCTGTCTGATATAATCAATTCTCCAAACCTGTTTACAAAACTGCCCTCAAAACACTCCATTACATTGAAAATTTCATCAATCATTCCTGCACCTCCAACGGCTCCGGCATTTCCATCCAACCAACTACCTCGCTGACCTCTGGTATTAGGTCATAGTCATAATCTCCAAACCTCCAACTCCAACGATACCCGTTCCCGTCTTTCGCTTTTTCGTAATAGACAGGGTATCTAAGCGTGTTCGGCTTGCCTTGTAGACCGTCCTTCACTGTAACGATTAAAGGAACTCCTATCGGCGGCAAACCGTCAGTTATTTTCGTCCATTCATTTCTCATTCGCCATTCCTCCTTCTCCCCAGTGCCACTTCCGCTTCTTCTCTTGTGAAATATAGGTTCTCATAGTCATACGATTCCCATTCGTCAGCATACTTGACAGCTTTCATCGATACATCCTGCACCTTGTGCTCGCTGATATAAAAATAGTGGTTCGGTACGGTTTCTTCGAGGATTTCATACACCACATCCCCGACCTTGCAGGGCAGCACCAATAGCCGCCCCTCAACATCCGCTTTCACCATTCGCAGAATGTTTTTATAAAACACCCTCTGTTCCGGACAGAAGTCCATGCCTGCCAGCTTCTTCGCCATTTCCAGCATCCGTTCTTTTGAAATCTCGATATTCATTTATACCTCTCCTATCTTCATCTGTTCCGCCACAGGCGTTTCCCATTCCACACCGATATAGTCCGGCACATGCCCCCAGCCGATATCGTACATCCAGAATTTCCATTCCTTCTCGTTCCGCTCTCGCAAGAGGTCGAATCTATGCGGACGCTTTTCCATGTGTATCCCAAATCCACACATGCTGCAGCCTGTCCGCTGTGCCTTGGTGGTGTAGAGAGTGCCATCCTCTTTTCGTTCAATCGTGCCGTAAATCGCCGGCACAGGCACATCCAGCTCCAACGCCAGCTGTAAAATATCCTGTCTGTTGAAAATCGCAAACGGCGCAGAACGAATCGTGCTCTTGCCAAAATAATTGCATCCGTTGATTTTCAGGCTCTTTGCCCTTCTTCCGCCTTCGGATGCCATCAGCCCCAGATAGGGCACACTGTTGTGTTGCTTCGCCCAATCGTCACAGGGCTTTTCCTTGAGATAATAACAGCACTTTGCCGATACCTTGAAATCCGGTACACCATAATTCACGCCCTCTGTTTCGTTCTCATATCCGCCGAATTTCTCCAGCCATTTCTGCGACAGCTTCATGCGTGAATTTTTCTGGTAGCCACCGTATGCGCCCGTCTCTCCGGTGATAATCGCATGACGCACGGTTTTGTTCTTCTCCGAAGGGTTCTGCAAAAGCTCAATCTTCGACGCAATTTCCTTCGATAACACAGGAAAGCCGAACTCCTGAATGATTTTCGCCTTATTCCAGACCGTGCCGTCCGCCCGCTTCAACGGCTGAACCCGTTCAATCCCAAGCTGTCTATGTACTTCCTGTATACTCCTGTCCTCCAGATGGGACACGCTGATGCCGGGTACATAAATTCCGATGCTCCGCAGGAACAAAAATAGCGTAATGCTGTCCAATCCTCCGACCGATACATGGCAGTTCAGCCCTCTGGCGCAGCACTCGTTGTAAAATTCCCACGCCCTGATGTAGGCGTAGTTCTTTTTAAACTCGTAGTCCATTTTCATTTTTACGTTGAAGTCCGCCATCTTCCGCTCCGCACCAATGGCTTCCATCCGCTCTAATACATTTTGCATTTCTATCTCTCCTTAAAACGGCAAACCGTCCTCCTTCTGAGCATATTCTTTCAATCGGTTTACTGTTTCTCTCAACCGGTTAATCTTTTCTTCAAGTATCGCTCTCATTTTCCTTACCCTTCACACAAAATCACTTGTCAACATTCCGTCTCGTATCAGCAGGAAAATAATGTCCAAATATGTCCGTTTATCACTGTATTTACAATTTGCTTTGCTATGTATTCTTTGGTCACTGTCTTTCCAATCATTCACATCAAAACATACATCACTGACAAAAAGCATTTTTACACCCCTTGCCACGCAAAGGTAGTAACAACCATGCTTTCCATATTCGCCTCTGCATTTCCTAAATCCATATTTTTCAAATTCCTCCGCTTTCACTGTCGGTTTCAGCATTAACTTTCTCCTCCATTCAGTCTGTCTATGTAGGCGGCACTATTTTTAACACCATGATTGAGCGTCAGAATGGCAAATCATCCTCTACCTCAACCACGATATATCCGGGACACCTCACCGTTCCCTTTTTCCATCTGGTAATCGCGCACCGTATATTTTCTCTCTTTGCCCCTCTTAGCCTTGCCAGCTCCGCGGGGCTGTCCGCCACCGCCAGCGGCAGGGAAAGCGTATCCTTCGTCACCGCCATATAAAGCCGTTCTTTTCCTGTTGCCTTATCCTTCATGCCGATACACCTCTTTCAGCCTATCGCAATATCTATCCATCTTTTTCAAATCTCCATCATATAGGGCGGTCTGGATACCTGCGAAAATAGCCTTCTGCTGCTTCACCCGTTCCGCCGTCTCGGCATTGTGGGGCAGGTCATTCTTCCCTTCTGTGATATAATAGGCAAGATAGGGCTGAAACTGTGTGCGGAGGGCTGTTACAATCTTCTGGTATTCCGTGCCGTATTTCCCCAGTCGCAGCTCCGCAGGAATCGTCATCGCCTTTCCCTTGCGCTGCACCAACAGGCGGTAGTGTTCAAATTCATCCTTTGTCATCGGGTGCATGAAATTCCTCCTTTCTGTAAGAACTGTAAGCACCTGTAAGAATCCATGCTCTTACAACAGAAACACCGTAAAATCAACCTTTATCGGTATCTTTTTATAGATGTAAGAATGTAAGAACAAATTTTTATCCTATATAGGAAAATGTGTTTCTATTCGATTTTTTCAAACACACTCTCTATAGAAAAAGGTGTATCAAAAAACCCTCTTACAATTCTTACATTCATACATTCCGTTAAAACGGACAGTCATTTCCGTCTTTATCCGCTAATCCCACCTGTGCAAATCCATCCGTTTCATCCTGCAATTTTATTACCCAAACGCAAGAAACAACCTCGCCGTTGACACGTTTCGCCTTCGTACATCCTTTTGTTGCCTCAATCTTCCCTGTCCGTTTCATCCATGAAAGCAATGCCTTTGCGTTAAATCCGCCATCCCGACAAATCTGTTCAAAGCGGCTGCGAATCACATAAAAATAATATTTATCATTCGCTCCCCAGACCTCATTGCGATCGTCCTCCGCCTCGCCGAAGTGGCTTTTATTGGCAACCAGTGTTTCATAAACATATTCATACGCACGCTCATGCACAGAAACCTCCTGCTTTGTTTTCAGAAAGTGCTGCACATCCGCAGGGCGCAGAAATTTATCATCCCCGAAGATTGCCTGCGACAGCACATAGTCCCCCACCAGAATCATGCTCATTGCCATGGACTGCTTGCCTGTGGTGTCCTTCTTATCAAATTCCTGCATATAGATACGGTAAAGCTGTCGGACAGTCGCAAAGTCCGGGTCATATCCCGCAAGCCAATCCAGACATTTCTTCCCGGCAAAGCCGTAGTTTTCCAGAAGGGTATCCGCCACGTGCTTTGGATTTTTAAATAATGCCTCCTCGCACTCGATCTCGATGATACGATTGACCGCGCCGCCGCCCGAAGCCGCGGATGCCAGAGGCATTTCCCCGTTTGTGATAATGCAGTTCGACCATGTGGGTGTCAGGTCAACGCCGCCCTGCTTATTCCCTCTGGTGCGCCCTACGCCCTCGGAAAGCATATAGATGTCCTTATCAAAGCTGGACTGACTGCCTGCAATCTGCAATTCATCCAGAATCAGCGGCAAATTCCCCACAAACGCCGCCGCACGCTCCTTGCCGACCACAGTGCTGTTGAAGGTCTGGATATACCGCCCTACTCTGGGGTCCGCCCAGACAGATGCCGCAAGCATTTCGCCGACGGTCTTGCCTGCCTCCGTACCGCCCCAGAGGTGCAGGAAGAAGGGTAAACAATTCAGCGGCTTGACCAATACGCTTGCAAACGCCGCCGCCATCAGAATCCGCCCGTAAAGGCTCTCCTGCCGCACCTCTTTCGCAAGTGCAAGCCATGTTTCATAGCTGCCGCCGCTTTTCACGCTTTCAAACAGCCCCTTACAGGCAGCATCCCCGTCAAAAATAAGATTTTCCACATAGGGCGAAAAGCCGTGTCCCTCCACCCATCCGAGCCGCCCGACGCTGTTCTTCTCCTCAATGCGCTCATAATTGAGATTCTCCGCATCATGCAGGAACCGTACGAGCCATTTTGCATTTTCACTGTTGACCGCCACGCCCACATCCGCCAAGGCGATGATGGAGGAAGCCGCCGCCAGTGTCCGCTTATCGGCAATGGTCTTGCGCCAGATGCCGCCCTTGCGATAGGATAATTGCAGCTTTTCCGTATTCGTATCAATATTGATTAGCCGCATGGTCGGCAGTATCGGGTGGATGCAGGCAAGCATGTCCCCAAGGGGCGTGGAAATGCTGATGCCGCTGTCATCCGCAACCCAGTTTCCGCAATCCAGTTCTAACGGCTGTCCGTCAAAATTCGTTGCATTCTGAATGAAATTCCCCGTAGCATCCTTTTTCTTCGCCTGACAGAATTTTCTGAACAGGGTCTTAAAGCCCTTCACCCCTGCTTTTTTCGCCACATCCGCCATTTGCTCCGTCATCTGCGACAGCAGGAATTGGTTGTCTATGTATTTATAAAGCACCTCATATGGCTCTGTACCTTCCAGAAAGTCCTGTTTCTGATATTCCCGAAACTCAGCCATGACGCTCACCGTCCATTGCCTTCCCTGCCGCAAGCAGCTTGACAATCATCTGTCCTGCGTCCTTCTTCCGGCAGAACAGAAAATGGCAGCCATGGCGTTCCTCGATGGATTTCAGAATCTTATACAGCTTTTCCCCCGTCAACGCCTTCGGGGAGTGCCACAGGCGTGGATTGCTCCAATGCTTGACATCCTCCAGTGCGGCAATCCCGTCCTCCTCACAAAGGATAATCAACTGAATCCCAAGCCGTTTCGCAAGGTCTAATTCCTCCACAAAACGCCGATGCTGCTGCGTCACGTTGCCGCAGATCTCCAGAAGTCCTGCCTTCGTATCAATGCAGACGCTCTGGTCGGCGGGAAGGGAATAATCCCCTACCACCAGCTTTGTGCGTACCACCTCTACGTCATGCGCCGCAAACCATTCATGCTTTGCCCTGTGCTTCTGCGCCTGCTGTCTTGTGTCTTCCAAAAGTATCATCCCATCACCGCCTTAAAACGGAACATCGTCATCTTCCACATCCTTTGTAGGATAGAATCCGTTCTCGCCTGCACTGCTGCTTTCCTGCAACAGCTTTTTGGGCGGTACAATGAAATCCCCCTTACGAATTTTTTCCACACTGCGGATGTTGGCAACATACAGTCTTGTGCCGTCACTGCCGTTATTTTTGCGGTATTCCTCCTCCGCCAGTACCAGCCCGATCAGCTTACCTTCCAGACGCTTTTCCTCGTTTTCAAATACAAAGCCGGGGTTGCTTTCCTTCACCGCCGTCAGAAAGCCCTTGAACATGGACTGCGCCTTTTCCTTGTAGGAACGGTAAAACGTGCCACCCCAGAAGGCTTTCGCCTTGTAGAGCGCATCCCAGTGCCCCTTGTGCTCCCCTTCCGCGATGTCATACTCCAGCTTCAGATATTCCTTCTCAGGTACGTCCACCGCTACCGTAATCTTGCAGACATATCCGCCCGGGGTCAGTCTCGGCAGCTCCACAGGGTCGGGTACGCTGTTCCAGTTGATATTTTTCATTTCTTGTCCTCCTCTTATAATTCCCAATATTCTCGAATCGTGGTATCCACCATCTTCAAGTCGTTATCAATTTCCGTTTCAAACATATCCATCGGGCTTTTCGCCGTTGTGAAACCGTCCGACTGCGTAATAAAGCTGTATTTCCCATCATTTGCCCTGCACAGCAGAACAATGGAAAATAACCCTTCCACCGTCAGCTTTTCATCCAGCATCTTGCCGATGGTTTTTGCTTTCAGCCTGCCACCTTCCGCCTGCTCAATATGATGCAGGAAATAAACAATGCAGTCCGGCGGTGTCTGTGCAATTACAAAATTGATGAGATTGCGGAAGTTCATCGCAATATCTGTGAACTTACCGTAACCAACCTCCTTCGCTCTGTCGAAAAATTCAAACGCAAGGAGATACTGACTGTCATCAATCGCAAATGCCTTCAGATATTCCGCAGGAAATTTTCCATCCTTATCCTTGTGCGGCAGGTTATCCATGATTTTTCTGTAAGTAGCGTTGTTCGCAACCTTCAGCTTTTTCCGAAAAGGCAGCGGTTTCCCTGCTACATTAAAAATACCGATTTCATCTTCGTTAAAGTTCCGCAGGCTTGTACTCTTTCCGCTGCCGCTTTCGCCCAAAATCAGCACAGGAATTCCCATATTCATCACTCTCCTTCAATCTTTCCGCTTCTGGCATCCTTAACCATCTGCTCTTGGATGGCATCCATTTCCGCAAGAATCTGCTTTTTGCGGTTGAATAGCCCTGCAATCTGCCGCTCTGTTTCTCGCAGATCCATGCTCAGTTCAAAATTTTTCTGCAAATAATCCTGTCTGTTCACCAGACTTCCTCCCTTCTGATGCAGTCATCGCAGCCAATCGGCTCTCCGTGCCTGTCGAAATAGAAATACTCGCATTTCCTGCTCCCGCAAATGATACATTCAGGGATGATTTCCTCCGCTTCTTCCTCTTTTCTGGGATCTTCCGTGTATGTAAATGCCATCACAACACCTTCCTACAAATCTCCGCAGGGAAGCTCTCCCCGTTTAAGTACCAGCAGTTCCACCAAGGGTCATACTGCCATTCTCCGCTTTTCAGCAAAGGCTCCCCTTCCACACGGTTAATCTGCATCGTACCTGTCCAGTTTTCCATTGCATTTCCCTCCTGTTTCTGTTATTCTGTAAGTGAATATTTATCCATTCCCCCGAGGCGTGCCACCGCCAAAGGGGATATTTTATTTTTCTTCGAAACACTTTTCGTATGTCATGCCTGTCTCCTTCAGGATCAGGTCAATGACATATTTCGTCGTTCCTCTCTCGCCCTTCATCAAGGTGATTACTGTTTTATGTGCTACCCCGATTCTTCCGGCAAAGTCACTGATAGATTTACAGTTCATCCATATCCATTTCTCCAGATTCGGGTAAATGCTCCATCCTGCGTCCTTCATTCCTTCACCACCTTTCTGCGAAATTCATCCTTGAAGAAGAAATACTCCGTCAGAATATTCACCCCCAGGCACACGCCCAGAGCCGCCATAATGTACATATCTCCGAAGTAATACAGAATAGCCCCGATGACCGTCAGATCCGCTACGATTGCCGCTACGGCATAGCACACAAACCGTAACGCCCAGCGAATTGGTTTCCGTAAACGTCTGCGTTTTTTCATAATCTCACCCTTTCATAGCTTGTCCTTCTCATGGGGCAAAGCCCCTCTTATGTATTTGCCGCTTCCTTTGCCGCCGCTTCCTCTCTTTTCTTTATGGCAATCATCTTGGCTTGATAAATCGCCTCTCTTACCTGCTCGCTGATGCGTGCCTCCTCCTCCGGTGTATGCTCGCAGTAAGTAATGGTTACATTGTATTTTTTTGGCGCTCTTCTCGGCATAAAACCACCTCCTGTTAAACTGTATGTACTGCCGATTTTGTCCTATTCCTTGTTATCCTTCTTCTTGGCTCTGTGTGCCGCTTCCAAAGCCGCTGATGCCGCATACAGAGCAATCACCATTGCCACCAACCCTACCACGCCTGCAAAGGTCAGCAGGGCAAGGGCGGCAAGTAAATCTGCCATTGCATCCCCTCCTTTTTCACTTTGCTTGACAATTTCCTCCCCCTATCCTATTCTGAAAATACAGGCTGTTGCAGCAGCCAAGTACATAGGAAAGGAGGATTTTGCCATGCAGATTAGCGAACTTGATAGAATTCTTTCTCAAATTGCTGAGGATTTTGCCACAGAAACAAAAATGTTATTCCCAGAAGGAAACTCTGAGCCTGTTACAAGTGGTGACCTATCAGAACTTTCAAGACAGGTTTTCTATGCTCCGAACGAGTATAAGAAAGCTATCGTCAAAGCTTTAAATGATAAGTAATTACACGCCTGCATCCTCATCAGATGCGGGCATTACTTCTACCTCGATACCTCTCCCTAAGCCATCATAGCCCTGAAAAATGTCCATCAGCTCTTTGAGCAATTCAT